ACCTTAATGCTGGTGATTCTAATCCATCAAGAAAATATGCATTACTGCTAGAACTTCCCCCTGCTGGATAAGGATGATTACCTGTTTTAGAACCTACTTTAACAGTAATTATTTTTGGCGCCGATGAAGAACCATATTCTTCTGGATTTGGTAAACCTATTTTTGCACCTGGAACTGTACAAAATACCTCTTTTGAACCTGCACTAAAATCAACAGCAGCATCACTATTAGAACTGGAGATAATATAAGTTCTAGTTAATGTGCTTGCTCCTGAATTTAAAGTTCCAAAACCGACTTCAAACTCTGTTGTTCCATTGTGGAAAATACAATAGTATGTTGTATTACTTCCACCAATTCCTGCAGAAAAAGTTTCAAAACCTGATACAGCTCCACCAAGTGTAAACGCACCTGTACCTGTAGTCGTACTTGTTTCTTTTACTCTGTCGTTTAATTTAAACGCCATATTTAATTCCTATTACGATGTTAAACTAATAATAGCATTTGATGGTGTGCTTGGATCAGGAAACACAATAGTGAAGTCACCATTGGTTGCTGTCTTTGTTCCACCAAAATCTAAAACTACAACTAACTTATCTGATTTGTCATCGTTGTATATAACTCCATACGCTGCACTAAAAGTTGCACTTGAAAAAGTTAAATTAGCAAAATCAACTGTCGCTGTTCCTGTTCCAGTAACAACTGCCTGACTTGCTAACGCTACTCCACCGGTAGTATATCCACTACCGCCACCAGAACTAACTTCATTAGCAACTCCTGAAGAGTATGCTGTAGCAGTGGCTGCGTAAGGTGAACCAGATCCGGCTGTGTATAGAGCTAGTTTAAAAGAATCTCCTCCAGTTGCAAAATCATGTGTTCCTGAAAGTAATTCACTTTTAAAACTATGTGGTATTACATTTGCCATTTTTTATCTCCTTATTATGGTGATGGTGATTTAATAACATTACGAATAACACCATCCTGATATTCGTCTCTTCTTCTTCGACCTTCTTGTTCTATCGAATATGAAGCTGCTGATCTCTTATAAGACATCTCATAGTATTGTAACAGATCTGTTGGACCTTTCAAGTATCCATATGTTTCTGCAAGACATGCGTATAAAAGTAAATCTTGGTATTTGTTTGATAAATATGTTCCTACATTAGAAGCTGGATTAGCTGTCGTTGGCTGAGTAGTGCTAGTTATGCTGACTGGCTGTTTCATATATGCCAGTGTTATTTCATAAGTTGCATTTGGAGTAGGTGCCACCACCCAAAAATTAGCATCCCAATTAGCATAATATTTAGGAATACCTGAAGCAGTTCCTGGAGTATCGTAAAAAGTAGCCATGTAACTAGTTTCTTTTTTCTCCAAAAAAGACTGAGTATTAGGTGTTACGTTTGTATCTTTCAATTGAACATATCTTATATTTCTTAAGTCTGAGGGTATAGTTACGAATCTATTTCCATTAACTAAGTTAGAAGTAGCATAGACTCTATTATCGTCAGTATCTATTTCTCTATATATTCTATTTTCTGAATTTTTTATAATTGTATCTAATACAGTATCAGATAACACTCCGCTATCTACCTCTGTATAGTTTCTAATATCAGTTCTTAAATTTGCTAAAGTGTATGCCATAATTACCCTTTATCATTTAATGGTCCAGCTGTACAGTTTTCTCCTCCACCATCAAAACTCCCAAAAACAGTGCTTCCATTTCCGTTAAATAAATTATAACCATTTGTGCTGTTTAAAGAAAGCACTTTTCTTGAAAAATAAATTTTTGCTCCTGCAGAATGCGCACTTGCTGTAGTGTTAGCAGGAGTTATACCTCTAAACGGAACATTCGTTCCTCTAGTTAAACCAGAAAATGTTTTACCAGGTAATGTATCTCTAGATGTATATTGAATAATTTCATTTTCAAAAAGTCCTGTATCAGAATTTACTTTTTCAATTATTAAAAATCCACCTGTAGTATCTGTTTGTCCTAAAGCATCTACTGTTGTTAGAGTAGTATCTGAAGCTGTTATACCTGCTGCAAGTGTTGTAGATAGTTCTAAACCTTGAACTGTTATTGCAGTTGATATTAAAGTGGTATCTATTGTTCCTATTCCTGCCGTTGCAGTTAATCTTACCTGATCGTTTACTTGTATTCCACTATTAGGATGATCAACAACTATCATAGATGTTACACCTGAAGGTAAATTAAATGGATCTGGGGTTAATAGATTTGCAACAGGAGGTTCAACTCTGTCTGGTCTTGCATTACGTAGACCTTGTGGTTCTGGCATAAATCTTTTTGGCTCTAGTTGTGGATGTTTTTTCTCATACTCTGATACATGCACTCTTGAACCGTTCCACTCTATAATCATTTCAGTGTATGGAAATTCCATTCCTGACCTGTCAGAAATAAATTTTGAATACTTGCCAACAGCCATTAGTTAACCTCTTTAAAATAAGAGTTAGGTGTAATGAAAGTGCTTGATGATGAACCATCTTCTGCTAGTGCTCTTTGTAATTCATCCTCATAATATAACTTAAATTCTTGAGCTCTTTGCGGATTGTATTTTTGAGACAAATAAAAAGTTAAACCTGATATCATACAAGGTACAAATCTATAAGGAACGTCTGTTGCATTAGTGTAAGAACCTACGTCTTGTATTCTTTTTACAAAAAAGAAATTTAAAAACTTACCGTTTTCAGTTGATCCAGGTGTTAAATATAAATTTATTGTAATTTTATCTATGAATCTTTGTACAAAATATTGCGATGGTTGTCCTGTAGAAGTTTTATTTGATAAAGCTTGATACGCTGATCTAGCTATTTTTGATAAAGGAACATCTATGTTATCATTGTTTCTAAAACTAGCCTCTAATATATCATCAGCTCCATTAACAAAATTAGTAACAGCGTCTCCACTGCTATGAGATGCTGCTGTAGTATCGTCCGCTGCTCTGGTTGCACCTGTTAGACTTAAAGAAGATATTCCTGTGTAAGAAATTATCTCATCGTTGACTTTAATTTTACCTGATGAAGGCATGTTTGTTACAGATGTAAGAGGTATAGTTGTAACACTACTATTTATACCTGCTGATAAAGTTGTGGTAACACCATTAGAAGCTCCTTCTGCAGAAGATCTAAATATAGTATATTCTGTTTGATCAGTTGCTAATGTTATAGATGTGTTTTCAACTTCCCAATAATGTAGGCCTCTATTAGCCCACTCTTGAAACATAATGTTTAAAGTTCTTCTAGAAGTTTTTAACTGATATCCAGATACATTTTGAATACCCATTCTTTCAAAAGACTCTTCTATTATTTCATCAATAGAAAAATTTTTTTCAAAAACTTGAGTTCCAGAGGTAGTGTTAGCCATTTAGCCTCCTACTTATCTATAATAACAGTTACAGTAGCATTTGAAAGAGCAGAAACAGTCATTCCACCATCAAATACAATTCCATCTTCTGCAAGATTGTATGCAAATACATCTCCTGCTGGTACATCTACTTGAAACTGTGTTACTGAGTTTCCGTCTTGTAAAGTAACTGAACCTGCAGAACCAGATGAGGCTAAAATAATTCCTCTCAATCTAGTTCTTCCTGCAAATACAGAACCTGTTGAACTTTTTCTAACTGCTTTTACGTCTGACTTCATTAGCCTGTGTATCCTATTGTTACGGAGTCCGTTGTAGTTAAATCTAAATAGACTCCTGTTCTAAATCTTATACCAGAACCGGGAACCATTAAATCAAGTCCTTCAGAACTAAATTTAGCTTGAAACTCTAAAGAACCTGTAGCATCTGTTCCATCATGTAGTTTTACTAAACAGTTAGTTCCACCATGAGCTAATATGTAAGTTACTCTACATGGTCCTAAATTTACACTACCACCTGTAATAGTTTTAAATCTTCCATCAGCTGTTAGTGTTGTAAACTTCTGGTCACTTGAAAATGATCCTCCGCCTGCCATAATATTCTCCTTAAATTTATGTGGGGCCGAAGCCCCACATTAAATTAATTATTAACCTTCTAAACCAGCGTCAACAACCGTGTATGTAAATACACCAGTTACTGTTCCGCCAGTAGCCGCAGATGAACCGACACTACCTGTTACAGTAGATGCAGCAGTAATACCTCCAGCAACGACTAGTGCACCATCAGCACCTTTTAAAGTACCTTTAGTATCACTGTCGACTTCGTTGAAGAAACCATCTGGGTCAGCAGAAGTTCCAATATCAACTGTTGGGTTAGTACCACCTGTAGATCCTCCAATAGTCATGAAAGAAATAGGAAC